ATGCCAACAGATAAACCCCAACTTAAAACATATATCAATAAACAAGACAAAGCTAAATTTAGCCATATTGCTAAAAATGATAGAAGAAGCGACAGTAATTTACTTGAATATATTGTTTTAAACTATATAGAAGACTACGAAAAAGAACATGGTCAGCTAATAGTAGGAGAGGACGGTAAAGTTACACTTGCACAGCCTAAAGTAGTCAAGCAGGGAAAGTCATCAAATTCCAAGACTGGTTAAAAAAGCACAGGGATTATATTATCCTTGTGCTTTTTCATTTTTTATATAAACTTTTCCGCAATATGTAAAATCATTCCGGTAATGAATCAATTAAGTTTATCAATTTAACTATAATGTCTTTAGCAGACTTACGACAGTTCAAATCATTAATATCCATTCGTTCTGCCAATCTGTCTAACTTTAAATCTAAATAATCAATCTTTGCGAATATCTCCATTAAAATATCTCTTATTTCATCATCCATAACCCACCATCTTTCAATCAAAAAAGCACAAGGCATTTAACCATGTGCTTTTCATAAACCGTAATATTTTTTTGTTATCTTGGTAACAACTCATGTTGTTTTAATACTTCAATAATTGTTTCATTATCTTCTGAAAGCCCCCTAATATCTTTACGAATATTCGCTTCAACATTGCGAAGCCTTAAATCTAAATTATCAACCTTTAAATCTAAATTTTCAAACCTTTCATTTGTTCTATCAACCTTATATTCAACGATTTCCAAACGTTTGTCAATCTTATCCACTTTATCACTTAACTGCCTAATTTCAGCCACAACACCGCTAAGAGCTTCCTTTAACTCATTATCCATACGTTACCTCCGGTCCTTTTTATTAATAATAACACAGGATAGTCCTATAATTCAAGTATATAATAAGCCCGGTACTGTCCCCTCCCTCCCCCCAGGAGCGCATGAAGCGTATTCTCCGGTAAAGATTAGTGGATACGCTTCATGCGCTCCTGGGGGGAGGGAGGGGACAGTACCTATGACACAGGCTAAACGTCACTATCTATACTTTGCAACAAATCCATAGCAAGTATAGTAAAATCTATCAATATCAGGAACCCTAAAAATATCATAGGTATGTAATGTAATAGCATAATCATCCTTTCTTAAGCACTTATTAACCTCTAGCCAATTTGTTACAAACCCATGCCCCAAAACAAATCACAGTACATAAAAATAAAAAGGATAAGAGTAACACAACCATAATTATTAATAAGCATATAAAATTTTCCATAAACTCTTTAATATCTTCTTTCATATAACCCCCTAATCGTTAAATGGTATTTGTTCCTGAATATACCTTACAGGGACAAAGTCCGTATCTTTGCTAAAATACTCCTTTACGGTAAATATATCAGACTGTTTTTCCTGCATACATATAACCCTATGTATCCTCCTTAAAAAAGCGTCCCAAGTTTCCTTACAATCCCTTTGTATACCTTCATATTGGTCTGAAAGTGGGATATTAGTAATAATATATACCTGAGTAAAACAAGCTATCTTATTAGCGTACCTACAAGGCAATTCAAGGGGATATCCGTCCAAATAATTCAACATATCCTGAATCTTTAAACTACTTCTAAATTCCTCAAAAATAATAATGTCCTGACCCTTATAATTATCAAAAGGATGTTCATAATCCGTAACTCTAAATATATTCTGATACCCATACATTTCCATAATACCTCTTGTCTTACCGACACCAGTATGACCATATATGTAATTAACACTAAGCTGCCGAAACACTGTCTTATAATTTTCTTCCTTCACAATCTGCCGAACCTTTTCGACCTTATCAATATTCAAAAGATACTGCGGAGACATTTCCAGTATTTCAAAATTGGTCAAACCTTCTTTCACCATATCATATAAATCCTCAATATCCGACCTATGTCCTTGTCTCTCTAAAGGCATTTCCCCGAATTCCTCATGCGTATCAGGAAGATTACTTTCTTTCTTTTTATCCTTTTCATATTTACCCTCTTTAAAAATATAATCCCGATTTTCCAAACTGGTACCCCTAGCCATTTCCAAATGTGCACCATTAAATGCCTTTGATATCTGACTAAACCGAACAGCAGAAGAGAAGGCCATATAAAAATGAATATGATAAACATGATTCTCTAAGCCTATTTCATCCGACATACACCAATAAACAAGTGACTTAAAATTTTCAAATCTTTCCTTGATAACATCATGGGTATAACCCTTATCAGAAGGATTATTAATTGTTAACTGCCATTTGCGACTTTGCGTATCTTTTGCCATACCTTATCCCCTTTATTTGCGACAGAAGTTAACTTGCGACAGCATTTGCGACAACTTTGCGACAACTTTTTATAGCCTTTAACACCGCATAAAACCTAGAAAGTAAGTAAAATGCGACATGCGACAGAAGTGCGCTAAGGTAATACTAGACTTAGCGCACTTTAATTAACTAAAATGTCTGAAGAACTTTCAGTAGTAACAAAACTCCCAGTGGCGCTTCGCTTGCCCACTGGGAGTTTCTGGCATTATCTCATTTTTTTCCGGATTTTACGGAATTTACGAGATGGTGTTATTAAATTATCCGGATTTCCATTATTACATTGCAAAGCCAATATTTCTGATTCTGTAATCATATCACCATTTTCAGAGGATTTTTTTAAATTATCTACACAAGCTAGAGTATCATACATGTCATAATCCTTATTTCTAACAAACCATGCAGAGCGCCAATACGGCTTAACCTGCAAGATAGAAGTAGAATTTTCTATCTGCCATGCATCATAATAATCTATTCCCTGCAACCTCCAAGTCTTGTTACAACTAATACAATAACTTGTAACTTGACGTAGGAGAGCATCAACCTGATTAAATCGTTGAGTAGTATAATAAATAGCTATATAGTAATGCCGACAAGTTAGTATAGTATTCAACAATACAGGACTTATATTGCTTTTAAAATTACGCGAATTCATTTGACAACTAAATTCATCACCTAATACAAGTGTAACTGTTAGAGTATCATTATCATCATCATATTTCTGGTTATTCTCAGCACTATATACAATCTGCTCCAAAGATATAAATTTTTCATAAGGCACCTTTAAATCAACGTTAGAAATAATTTTTACCCTTTGATATACTAATTTTTTACGTCTACTACACCAAACTTTTTTACCATATTTACGTAAATACATTCGAGCAACAATATGTACAGCCGTAAGCGTCTTACCTTGCCCAAACAAGCCTATAATAGCAATAATATGACCCACTTTACATTTATTATAGTCCTTATGCTTAAAATACAAATATATATCCTTGGGAAGATAGAAGAGTACATGAGGTAAGTTCAATAAAAAACAGCCGAATTTTGGTATCATAATTGACACAAAAACTAATCCAGCCAATATAAATACCATTATTTAACCCCCTTTACCAATGATACAGTTACACATTTAATCATATCAATAAGAGCGAACACAATAGCCAGCCTTATGGCTACATAAATATCAAAAGAAGTGGAGGAACCCATTATAAATCCAACAAGAGCATCCATTAATTAAACCCCCTAAACAGCTTATTTACATTTAACCAAATTACATATATAGCAACACAATTACGTATTTCAAGTAAAAATTCCATAAATAGATTAAATTGTCCGTCAGTCATATTTACCCCCTAATCAAATAGATTTCTTATAAAACACACGACAAACGTAAGCAAAGCAAAATATATAAACATTTGCCAAAATGTCACAGTAACGCTATTATACGATATCTCAATTGACATAATATTGTTAACAGCCTTCCATACCTCAACCATATTAACACCTCTACTTAAGAAACTTAATAATACCCAATATAACCAAAAGTCCAATACCCCCAACCAATAAAGTAGGTATAACAGGAGACATACCAACAAATAAATATGCCATAATGATATTAAATTTACCTATACCACCGATAAGTGACACCAGAGCTTCAAACGTTTTTGCTAAAATATTAGGTATTGCTAATAAATAATCGGTAAAACTTCTTAAACTAGTAGGGTCTACCTTTTTTCCATCATTATCATATGTAGTACCGCCGTATTCGGGATTATCAACACTAATTTCATCCCCATTTTTGTCGGTGTAAACCTCATCATATTTATTAGTAACATTACCGTCGTCAAAACTTCCACCAGTAACTAAATCTACCTTAACCCAATTTCCATATTTAAGTTTATCATCTGAAAAAATAGAAAATCTGATATAATAAGCAACTAAATTAAGTTTCCCATTTTCAAACGTTTGACCAGATGTATTCGAATTTTTATCATGTATGAATTTTTCTATATCCGTTTGTAATAAATCCGTACGTTGACCCGCAGAAGCAAATACACCATCAGCATAAGTGACATATGGGATCACCTTTGTAATTTTATCAGCACCAGACTTAAAATTATAAACCAAGCTTATTTCAGCTCTTAAAGCACCAGACGTAGGAGTCCACGTACTTTGTAATTGTGTCTCTCTTATTTTTGGAAATAATCCTTTTGGTAATATATATTTCACACGTAGATTAGACGGAGTCGGAACAGTAGAATCATAAGACGGTACCGGGCCTGACATATCCGCTTGGGTAGGTTGATACTTTTCACCGACATTAACAGAACCTCTCATCAAAGTACCAGAATAAGTACATATAGAATAATCCGTATAACGAATACTATGATTAGAAATAAAACTACCACCAGAAAAAATATAATTAGTACCCCAGCCCGTCGGTAAGGTGAAAGTACCATCAGACTGTATATCTAATTCCATACTAAAACCACTTGAATCATTAGGGTGGATATAACAAGCGCCAAACTGATAATCAATTGTAGCAGTTAGCGTATTGCAATAAACAACAATACGAGCACCATTATAAATAGCAGTATAATGCAATATCTTGCCACTAATTTGAGATTTAATAGGTTCGTAAGTTGAAACATAATTCTTGAATGCATTAAGAGCAGATTGTAATTGCGCATCCGTAATAACATCAGGACCATAATCAGCAGCATAAACTTTTGAAGGAAACCAAAAAAGAATAAATGTAAAAGTAAAAACAAAAATAATTTTAAGAATGTTTCTCATTTTTCCCCTTTCTATAAAAAAGGGACTATATTAAATAGTCCCAAACATTATGTATTAATGCTTTAATTTGTGCATAATGCCAATACCAATACCAGCAACACCAGCCCAAAAGAAAATAGCTAAATCACCAGTAGTAGCAATAGAAACCACACTAGCCACAGCCGATGTAATATTGGATAACGCATTAGCCATACCACTTGTAGAAGCTAAAAACAACATATATTCACCCCCTTTACTTTGATTTCTATATAAAACTTGAGGAAGGAGAGAATCCGCAAATTTTAAAACTATGAACACGTACGCTAAAGTTTATACCCTTACGGATACCGCAAACGCACCCCCAAACCGTTGGGGGCACGTCCGCTTAAACTTCTTAACGCTGTTTACAAGGGCTTGCGCCCATACACCGAAAAAGAATTGGTGTTTAAGCCGTTTTCGACTTATCAGCAGAACTGGAAGAAATCGTAGGTGTTACAGACAAAAGAGACACAAACGTATTTTGCCCCGTTCGAATATCCAGTTCAACATCAACTGGAGTCTGTACCGGAATATTGTATAGAAGATTTCCTGAATCTTCATTTAAAAATATTTTCTGTACATCGGTTCCCTGCAAAAAGCAAGCTGACTTATAATCCTTATTGTTTTTCGTGGAGTGGAAAGTATCAACCCCCAAGTAAATAAAAGTACCTTTTAATTTCATAATTTTTCATTCCTTTCTAATTTTTATACATTTGTCAATTTAGGTACAATTTATTCAAATACCCCTTAAAGAAGGGCATAAAAATAACTATTCGCAAAACACAAGTTTAACGAATAGTTGGCAAGCGTTTTGCGTTATATTGCAGTTAATCCCTAAAATCACTTTAATGCAATAAATTAAAAAAGTCATGAAATAACTTGTAATAAACTCTTACTTGTATTTAATTCTTCTCTTATCTTTTACCATATTCCATATTCCATTAAACATATCTTCATCAAAGCTCCTTAGAGTTTCCCTGGCATTTAAATAATAACAACGCATATATTAACTATAATAGGTAACCGAATGGAAATATTGTGATGTTTGACAATCTATGTCCTGAAGACACTATGGTCCTGGCAAATGCAATTGCTTTGTCTCTTTATCCCGGAAAAACAGCCGATGAATTAAATGTTTTGGGCAATCTTATTGTTGCTGTTGGCAGCCTTTTATTAACGGCAGCTGCTCAGAAACAGGCTTTATCCTCCCAGCAAACAAATGCCGGCGCATCAATGGATTGTACCCCTTCGGATAATGCAGCTTCCGATAATATGTCTTCGGATAATTCTTTCAATGGAAATTCTACAGAAAATTCTACAGAAAGCTCTACAGATAATTCTACAGAAAATTCTACAAAGGACGCTTCAACGAAAGAAACTTAA